TTCCATGGAATTTAAATTTCTCGTTATATTCATATGTAAGAAATGCCGATGACGGTGTTCAAATTATGGAACAGATTCTTCCTTATTTTGGGCCAGAGTGGACAAATACATTAAACTTGATTCCTGAGATGGGTATCAAGATGGATGTACCGACTATACTTACTGGTATGAATATAGAAGATACATATGAAGGTGATTATGAGAATCGCAGGGCCCTCATATACACATATAATTTTACAATGAAATGTTGGTTCTTTGGTCCTGTGCGTACTCCTGCTAATGATGGTGGTATTATTCGTCGCACTATACTTAATTTCCATTCGATGGATACTAATCTTAGAGCAAATACTCTTTATGGTATTACCGTCGATATAACAGACGAAGAAATTGATAGAGCACTTACAACATCTCGTGTTACTATACAGCCAGGATTATTTGCTAATGGAGTTGGCACAGCTAATAGTGCTGCATCAATAAATCGTAATTTAATAGCGGCCAATTCAGATTGGAAATATGCACCGAATACATTCTTCTATCCATCAGGTGTGAAGTATGATCCTATAACTGGACAGGATAGTTAAAAATGAGTAATCTACATGATGCTTTAAATTTACCAGAAGTCAAGAAAAAAGAAACCTTACCAGCAGTAATAGATCAGACTGAAATTTCTGATGATCTTGAGATTGATTATAAAGAAGCACGAACTAATTTAAAAGATGTCATAGGTAAGGGTAAAGAAGCCCTTGAGAATCTTTTGATAATGGCAAAAGACCTCGATTCACCTCGTGCATATGAGGTTGTAGGTCAGCTTATCAAGACTATATCTGATGTCAATAAAGATTTAATTGACATTCATAAACGCAATAAAGATATTAGAGGTGAAGCCTCAGATCCTAGCACAGTGGTGAATAATGCTGTATTCATAGGCAGCACGGCCGACTTGCAAGCAATCATAAACGGTCGCAAAGAAGATATCATAGATGGGCAAGCTTCTGATGTCTGATAATTATCTTGGTAATCCTACTTTAAAAAAAGCTGGTGTTAAGATAAACTTCACGGAAGATCAAATCCGTGAATATCATAAGTGTGCTACAGATCCTGAATATTTCATTGAAAATTATATGAAGATTGTTAGCGTTGACCGAGGCCTGATAAATTTTGGTTTATATCAATATCAGCGCAAGATGGTTCGCACCTTTAAAGATAATAGATTTTCAATTTGTAAAATGCCTCGTCAGTCTGGTAAATCGACTACGGTTACTGGATATATGTTGTGGCTGATATTATTTCATGATAATCAAAGCATCGCTATTCTAGCCAACAAAGGCAGTCTTGCGCGAGACATGCTTGCTAAAATTCAGCTTGCATATGAACATATACCAAAATGGATGCAGCAAGGTATTGTCATATGGAACAAAGGTAATATTGAACTTGAGAATGGTTCAAAGATATTAGCATCTGCAACCTCAGCTAGTGCGATTCGCGGTGGTTCATATAATCTGATTTTCTTAGATGAATTTGCATTCGTACCACGCAATATCGCTGAAGAATTTTTTGCATCTGTTTATCCTACAATTAGCTCTGGTAAGACTTCTAAGATTATAGTTGTATCGACACCTAATGGTCTAAACCACTATTACAAGATGTGGGTTGATGCGACTGAGAAACGTAGTGAATATGTACCAATTGAGGTACATTGGCGTGATACACCAGGCCGTGATGATAAGTGGCGCGAACAAACAATTCGCAATACCAGCGAAGAACAATTTAAGCAAGAATTTGAAACTGAGTTTCTTGGCAGTACACTCACACTTATCTCTGGTTCAAAGCTTAGGTCTATGGCCTTTAAGAATGTATCAAAAGATGCCTGGGGTGTTGACATATATCATCAACCTGAATATAAGCATACCTATGCTATCATGGTTGATACTGGTCATGGTGTTGGTCTTGATTATTCTGCTTTTAGTGTGATAGATGTGTCACAGGTTCCATATAGACTTGTTGCAAAATATAGAAACAATAATGTAGTTCCATCATTTTATCCAGAAATTATTGCAAGATATTCTAAGGCCTATAATAATGCTTATATCTTGGTAGAAACAAATGATGTAGGCAAAACAATCGCAGAAGTTTTACATCGTGATCTTGAGTGTGATAATGTACTATCAACTACACAAATGGGTCGTGGTGGTCAACAGCTTAGTGCTGGATTCTCAGGTAGATCACAATTAGGTGTTACCACTTCAAGATTTGTGAAAGCTGTTGGTTGTGCTAATTTAAAAGAATTAATTGAAGGCGATAAGCTAATCATCGAAGATTTTGATACAATTGAAGAACTTTCAAATTTTGTATCAAAGGGTAATTCTTTTGAGGCCGAAGAAGGTTATAATGATGACCTTGTAATGACTTTAGTTTTATTTGGTTGGTTAACAAAACAACTTTTCTTTAAAGAGCTAACTGATATAGATATTAGACATCGTATAGCTGAAGAAAAGCTGCGAGAAATGGATGAAGATTTGTTGCCGGCAGGTTTTTATGATGACGGTACAATGGATGACCCGATGTCATTAGATGGCACATCGGGTGAAGGTGATTGGTTAGATCGTTGGGTCCGAGTCTGATGGTTTTTTATAAATATCGTGGATGGAAAATTACATCAGATATCTCTAGGAGGAAATGATCATGCCATTTCAAATCTCTCCAGGCGTGAATGTCAGCGAAATTGATTTGTCAACGATCGTCCCTGCCGTAAGCACGACGACCGGTGGTATCGCTGGACATTTTCGTTGGGGCCCGGTTCAAAAACGTGTATTGATTGATACTGAGGACAATCTTGCACTGCAATTTGGTAAACCAGATGCTAACACAGCTGATTCATTTTTTACAGCCGCTAGCTTTCTTGGTTACGGAAATCAACTATTTGTAGTTCGCACCATTAATGAAGCTGGCAGTACTACAAATGCACGTAATGCCACAACAAATGCAGCCAATACAACAAATACCGTTATTAAAAATGATGATGACTATGATCTAAATTATTCTAGCGGTATTTCTGGTGTTGGTAATTGGGTTGCAAAATATCCAGGTGAACTTGGTAATTCGCTTCGTATTTCAGTTTGTCCATCAGCAAATGCGTGGACAAGCACACTGACAGGTACACTTGCTTTCACTAATAATAGCACGACTGTCACAGGTACTACAACAACATTCAATAATCAAATTCGCGCCGGTGATATTCTTCTTGCTGGGCCCGACAAATATGAAGTAAAAGTTGCATCTGTAGCTAATAATACAAGTCTAACTTTGCAATCAAAATATGTCGGGAATACTGTAGCTTCACAGTCAAGTGTAACTCGTCGTTGGGAATTTTATAATTATTTTGATGCTGCTCCAGGTTCATCTGAATATGTGTCAAAGCAAGGCGGCTCTGGTGATGAGATGCATATTGTTGTGGCCGATGAAGATGGATTATGGTCAGGGCGAGCTAATACTGTAATTGAGCGTTTTGCCGGTGTGTCAAAAGCAAATGATGCTTTGACACAAGATGGTGGAACTAATTATTACAAAGAAATCGTCAATCAAAGATCACAATATGTTTGGTGGACATCACATCTTACAGGCGTTACAAATGCAGGTAAGGCATCTTCTGGTGTAAGCTTTGGTGCTGGTGCTCAATCTCTTCCAATCAATGCATCATTTGTATTAGGACGTGATGGTTCTTCACCACGTTCTGCTGATTATATTGTCGGCTATAATAAATTTGCCAATCCTGAAGAAGTTGATGTATCATTGATTCTTACAGGTGAAGGTAATCAAACAAAAGCTGTGCATATTATTAATAATATAGCAGAAGTCCGTAAAGACTGTATTGCAGTTATTTCTCCGCGTCGTGCAGATGTGGTTAATAATTCCAGTTATATCGGTAAAGAGACTGATGATTCAATTACATTCCGTAATCTTCTACCATCATCTTCATATGCTGTCCTTGATAGCGGATACAAATACATCTATGACAAATATAATGATCTATACCGCTATGTTCCGCTGAATGGTGATACAGCTGGTCTGATGGTTCGTACTGATAATGAGCGTGATCCATGGTTCTCACCTGCTGGGTTTAATCGTGGTCAAGTCAAAAATGTAATTAAGCTATCATTCAATCCTACAAAAAGCCAACGTGATCAGCTTTATAAGAATGGTATCAACCCTGTTACTACATTCCCAGGACAGGGTACGGTGCTTTTTGGTGATAAAACATTGCTTGCAAAGCCATCAGCTTTTGATCGCATCAATGTTCGTCGCCTCTTTATCACTCTTGAAAAAGCAATTAGCACGGCCGCAAAATTCACTCTGTTTGAGTTCAATGATGAATTTACGCGTGCTCAATTCCGCAATCTTGTCGAACCATTCTTGCGTGATGTGCAAGGCCGTCGCGGTATCTATGATTTCCGCGTAGTCTGTGATGAATCAAACAATACTCCTGAGGTTATTGACCGTAATGAGTTTGTTGGTGATATCTATGTGAAGCCGGCTCGCTCGATTAATTTCATTCAGCTGAACTTCGTCGCGGTCCGCACCGGCGTCGAGTTCACCGAAATCGTCGGTCAGTTTTAAGGCGCGGTAGGAGGAAATAAGACATGGCTTTTAATGTCTCAGAATTTGCATCAGCAGGCCTCCCGCTTGGTGGTGCCCGCCCATCGCTTTTTAGTGTCATTGTCGATACACCATCTGGTGTGCCGAACGTGGGAGCTAGAATTTCATTTACATGTCGTGCAGCGCAGATTCCGCAAAGCACGGTTGGTGTGATTGAACAAGCTTACTACGGCCGTCGCATCAAGATTGCAGGTACTCGCACATTCCAGAATTGGAGAGTCGATATCCTGAATGATGAAGATTTTCAGGTACGCTCTGCAATGGAAATCTGGAGCAATGCGATTAATTCACATCAATCCAATCTACGCGCACCACAGCTAGCAACATCTGCATCATATCGCACTACCGCGACTGTGACGCAATATGCTAAGACTGGTGAGGCTTTGCGTACATATCGGTTTGTAAATATCTTTCCGACAGAAATCGGAGCCATTGATCTAGCTTGGGATCAAGGTGAACAGATTGAAACATTTCCGGTAGAATTTGCATATGATTACTGGGATCTAGTAAACCCAGGTACAACTGGCACGCTAGCGGTCTAATCTAAAACCACTAGCGGAACTACCGATAGGTCCGCTAAATATAGCGGACCTATTTTTTTTGAGGGATTCTCATGGCTATAGAGCTATTTGGCTTCCGTATCGGCAAGGCTGACGAAGACGCCAAAAAGGCTGCACAGATCCCGTCATTCGTTCCGGAACAGAAGGATGACGGCGCGGTTGAAATCGCACCTGGCGGCGCTTACGGAACATTCGTTGATTTAGAAGGCACTGCTAAAAGCGAGGCCGAGCTTATTACTCGCTATCGCGAAATGTCTATGAATCCAGAAGTTGAAGCTGCTGTAGATGATATTGTAAATGAAGCATTAGTTACCGATCAGGATGCTTCTGTTGTTCGTCTTTCTATGGATGATCTCAAACAACCTGCACGTATTAAGAAACGTATAGAAGAAGAATTTGAAGAAATTCTTGAATTATTAGATTTCTCAAATATCTGCTATGAGATATTCCGTCGTTGGTATGTTGATGGTCGTCTTTATTATCATATCATGATTGATGTAGCTAAACCTCGTGATGGTATTAAAGAGCTGCGTTATGTTGATCCGCGCCGTATTCGCAAGGTGCGCGTACCTCAGAAAAAAGAAAATGGTGATGCGACTAAGGATAAGAATCCTACAGTCCCTGCTTATTCAGAATATTATTTGTATAATCCTGCAGGCCTTGCAGGTGCAGCCTATTCACAAGGCGTCAAGATTTCACCTGATTCAATCTGCTATGTAAATTCAGGTATGCTTGATAATCGCAATCGCATGGTACTATCACATTTGCATAAAGCTATTAAGCCTCTTAATCAGACACGCATGTTAGAAGATGCAGTTGTGATTTATCGTCTAAGCCGTGCACCTGAGCGTCGCATATTCTATATTGATGTAGGTAATCTACCTAAGCCTAAGGCCGAGCAATATCTGCGTGATATGATGATTCGACATAAGAATCGTTTGGTATATGATGCATCGACAGGTGAGGTTCGTGACGACCGCAAATTCATGACCATGCTTGAAGATTTCTGGTTGCCTCGCCGTGAAGGCGCTCGTGGTACAGAAATTACTACATTACCTGGCGGTCAGAATCTTGGTGAGATGGCAGACGTTGATTATTTCAGAAAGAAATTATATCAATCATTGTCAGTGCCGATTTCACGTCTTGAACCAGATGGTCAATTTAGTTTAGGTCGCTCAAATGAAATTACTAGAGATGAAGTAAAATTCTCTCGTTTCATTGGTCGTCTCCGTCATCGTTTTACAATGCTATTTGATCATCTTATGGAAATTCAGCTTGCGCTTAAAGGTGTGATGTCACGCGAAGAATGGCGTGAGATGCGGTCATATATCAAATATGATTTTCAAAAAGATAATTATTTTTCAGAGCTAAAAGATCAAGAGATATTGTCATCTCGTCTACAGTTGCTGAATACAATATCACCTTATATCAATCAATTTTATACAAAAGAATGGGTACAGAAAAACGTTCTTCGATTTACTGATGAACAGATCGAAGAAATGGAATCTGAGATGGAAGAGGCTTCGGCCGATCAGATGGATCAAGCAATTCAGGCTAAGAAAACTGAACCTGAACAGATGCCGGATGAACCAAAACCACAAACAAATGAAAATTATGATAATGAATCTATGGTAAATAAACCATTAACAGAACAAGAGCAGGCTCTAGTAAGAAACATGACCTTTGTCATGGAATCACTAGAAAATGATCAACCGATAGATATAACTAATATAGATGTAACAGAAATTGATGATTTTATCGGTAATAGGACAAGAGGGTTAAAGCGGTGACTCTATCCATAGAAGCAGCCAAAATACTTGCCGCAGCATTAAAAGCTGCTAGAAATGAATCTGACCGCGTAGAAAGTAAGCTGCTTGATGAAATTCGTAGGATACCTCAGGGTCCTGAGGGCCCTCAGGGTCCATCTGGTGGGCCTGCTGGTCCTAAAGGTGATCGTGGTCTTCCAGGTATTCCTGGTCCAGTAGGAGCACAAGGTCCTAAGGGTGAAAAAGGTGAAAAGGGTGATATTGGTCCTGCGGGCCCACAAGGTGAAAAGGGTGATCGCGGTCCAGTGGGTCCAGTTGGTCCTCAGGGCCCTGCAGGAGACGTGTCCGCTGTTGAAGAAAAACTTACTAACAAATTTGATGAGTTTTCACAAAGAATTAGCTCTCAAGCAACTCGTCTTGCATTAGCAGCAAAGCATGGCGGATCTGGTGAGACAAAATTAAATCGTCTTGATGATGTTGATATCAATTCAGTCGATGTAGCTACAAATGGACAAGCTCTTGTATGGAATAGCACATTAGGTAAATGGCAAGCTAATACAATTACTGGTGGTGGCGGCGGATCTACTAATAATTTCACCACTACTATTCAAACACAAGCCATCATTCCTGCGGCTAATAATACATATAATTTAGGTACTGCAGGTCGGCGTTTTGCTAATTTATATCTAAGTGGTAGCACAATATTCTTAGGTAATACCACATTAAAATCAAGCACAACTGGTCAGCTTAAAGTTGTAACAAAGACAGGTCAAGTTGAAAACCTTGTTTCAAATTCATATCTTACTTCAACATATGCAATCAAGAGCAATCCAGAAACTTTAGGCTTATTAGCTCATACCGGTCGTCAGACTATTAGCCAAAATTTATTTGTATCTGGTAATACAACCCTTGGTGGAGCTGGTAAGACTGTAAGTTCAACTGGTGTATTATCTCATTTTGGTAGAGCTACTGTCAGCACAAACTTTACAGTATCTGGTAATACACAGCTTAGTGGTCTTATAGCTAACAATTCTAAAGGTTCTTATAATCAAATTTTAAGAACTAATGGATCTACTATATTTTGGGCCGATGAACCTCCCGCTGAGGGTGGCGTAACAATATCAACATTTAATTCTGCTTTAGCTAATACCAATAGAGGTATTAGTAATTTAAATACAAATCTTTTGAGTTCCAATGCATCATTGCGCAGTCTGATAGGAGATAGACTGCAAGTATCTAATGCTGCTGCAACCTATCAGACTAAAGCTATTGAGCGTGCTGCTCTAGCCAATACAAATATTTCAATTACCAATGTCAAGTCTAATCTGACATCAACCAATACTGCACTTCGTACATTAATTGCGGATAGGTTACAAATTGTTAATGCTGATGCTAAATTTGCAACAAAAGCATATGCAGCATCAAATGCTTATGTAAAGCAGATTCTTGCCAATACAAATGCATACATCGCATCTATAGTTTCAGGCGGAGGTGGTGTATCAATAGGTACATTTAATTCTGCACTTGCTAATACAAACCTTGCAATTGGTAATCTTAATACCAATCTTACTAGCACTAATACCGCATTACGTCTTTTGATTTCTGATAGATTGCAGGTTGCTAATGCTGCCTCAACCTATCAAACTAAAGCTATTGAACGTGCTGCTCTGGCCAATACAAATGCTTTCATCAAATCACAATTAGCTAACACCAATCTTGCTATTAGCAATGTCAAAACTGGTCTGACATCAACAAATACCGCATTGCGTCTGCTAATTAATGATCGGTTGCAAGTCGCAAATGCTGATTTAAAATATTCTACAAATACATTCTCACGTATTATTGTAGGCGCTAATAGTATATTTGCCGATAGCAAAGGTGATTCTTTAACTTTAGTCGCTGGTGCCAATATTACCATTGCGGCAAATCCTGGCTCTGATACTATCACTATCGCATCCACAGGAGGCGGTACTGGCGGTGTATCTGAAAGTACATTTAATGCGGCCTTAGCTAATACTAATCTTGCTATCACAAATGTTAAAGGTAATTTAACTAGCACTAATACTGCTCTCCGTATATTGATTGCAGATAGATTGCAAGTTGCTAATGCTGATGCTAAATTTACAACAAAAGCTTATGCCGCATCTAATGCATATGTCAAACAGATTCTAGCAAATACCAATGCTTATATTGCATCTGTAGTAGCTAGTGGCGGTGGTGTATCTGAAAGCACGTTTAATTCTGCACTTGCTAATACTAATCTTGCCATCACCAATGTCAAGACTAATCTGACATCAACAAATACCGCATTACGTCTTTTGATTTCTGATAGATTGCAGGTTGCTAATGCCGCAACAACTTATCAGACAAAAGCTATTGAACGTGCAGCCTTAGCTAATACCAATGCTTTTATTAAATCACAGTTGGCTAATACTAATCTTGCCATCACCAATGTCAAGACTAATCTGACATCAACCAATACTGCACTGCGCACACTAATCAATGATCGATTGCAAGTCGCAAATGCTGCAACCACGTATCAAACAAAAGCAATTGAACGTGCGGCCCTTGCTAATACAAATGCCTTCATCAGATCACAATTAGCTAATACCAATCTTTCTATTAGCAATGTTAAAACTGGTCTGACATCAACCAATACTGCACTGCGCACTCTAATCGACGATCGCTTACAGATTGCTAATGCCGCAGCAACATATCAGACAAAAGCTATTGAACGCGCAGCCTTAGCTAATACCAATATCGCGATTAATAATGTTAAGACCAATTTAACATCAACCAATACTGCACTACGCACACTAATCAATGATCGCTTGCAGGTTGCTAATGCTGCCGTAATTTATCAAACAAAATCAATAGAACGTGCAGCACTTGCTAATACAAATCTTGCAATTGGTAATCTTAATACCAATCTAACAGGAACAAATACTGCGCTTCGTACGTTAATTTCCGATAGACTGCAAGTGTCTAATGCAGTAGCCACATATCAAACTAAGGCGATTGAACGTGCGGCACTTGCTAACACCAATCTTGCTATTGGTCGTCTGAATACAAATCTGACTGGTACAAATACCGCACTTCGTACGCTTATTAGTGATCGATTACAGGTATCTAATGCTGCTACCTTGTATGCTACAAAAAGCAATCCGACAACATCAGGTGTATTATCTCATTTTGGTAGAGCCACTGTTAGCACAAACTTTACAGTATCTGGTAATACCCAACTTAATGGTCTTATAGCTAACAATTCTATGGGATCTACTAATCAGGTATTGAAGACCAACGGAACTTCAATCTATTGGGCCGATTCTGGTGTTAATGATCGTCTGCAAGTTTCAAATGCTGCTACACTATATCTTCGCAAGACTGCAGGTGGAAATCAAACTGTTGCAAGCGCTGTTACATTTAGTGCTAACGTCAATATCAATGGTAGATTGATAGTTACTGGTAATACTACGTTTGTTAATCAGACGACTATCAATACATCAGATAGTTTGATCGCTCTTGCGAATAATAATACAGCCGATGTAAGCGATATTGGTTTCTACGGTCATTATAGAAAAGATGGTGTCACCAATAATCATGTCGGTATAATTCGTGATGCTGGTACCAAAGATTTCTATGTGTTTGGTAATTATACACTAGAACCTGGTTCCAATATTGATATTACACATGGATCATTCCAAACAGCAAATCTAAACGTTGCTCAGCTAAAAGCAACCAAAGTTCGTGTTGGCGGTGTTGATATTGAAAGCCGTTATGCACAGAATACTGCTACGCGCACGCTCATTGATGATCGTTTACAAGTAGCTAATGCGGCCGTTATCTATCAAACAAAAGCAGTTGAACGTGCGGCGCTTGCTAATACTAATCTTGCAATTAGCAATGTCAAGACCAATTTAACATCAACAAATACTGCACTTCGTATTCTTATTAGCGATCGTTTGCAAATTGCCAATGCTGCAACCTTATATGCTACAAAAAGCAATCCTACAACATCAGGTCTGCTAGCGCATACTGGTCGAGCAACAATTAGCACAAATCTTACAGTATCAGGTAACACAACATTTAATGGTGGAATTACATCATCAGGATCTACAAGCGTTAATATTAATCCTAATGCTGCAGTTCTTATCACAACAACATCAGGCCAAGTAACTATGGGTCGAGCTGGTGTAACCACAACTATTGGTGGTACATTAGCAACATCACTGCAAACAGTATCTCAAAATTTAACGGTTTCTGGTAATACGACTCTTGGTGCTGCTGCTAAAACGATCACAACAACTGGTCTGATTTCACATACTGGTCGAGCAACAATTAGCACAAACCTTACAGTATCAGGTAATACTCAGCTTGCTGGTGTGATAGCTAACGGTTCAATTGGTACCACAAATCAGATTCTAAGAACAAATGGCACCTCAGTATATTGGGGTAATGAATCTGCAGGTGGTGTATCACTAAGCACATTTAATTCCGCGCTTGCTAATACCAATCTTGCTATCACAAATGTCAAGAATAATTTAACAAGCACAAATACTGCACTTCGTACGCTTATTAGTGATCGCTTGCAGGTAGCTAATGCTGCGGCCACATATCAGACAAAAGCAATAGAACGTGCTGCTTTAGCTAACACCAATCTTGCTATTAGCAATGTCAAGACTGGTTTGACTTCAACCAATACTGCTTTGCGTCTATTAATTTCTGATAGATTACAGGTAGCTAATGCTGCTACTTTATATGCTACAAAAAGTAGTCCAACAACAACAGGTACACTATCTCATACAGGGGTTTTGGCTCTATCTGGACGTCAATCAATAAGCCAAAATCTTGAAGTATCTGGTAACACAGTTTTTGGTGATGCTACCGTAGCAACAAATCGCACTATAGTAAATGGCGCATTAACAGCTAATGGTAATTTGAGTGTTGCGGGTAATACGACTCTTGGTGGTACCGGTAAAACTATAACATCATCTGGTTTGTTTGAACATTCAGGTCGGGCAACAATTGGTACAGTTTTATATGTGCAGGGTAATACAGTTCTTGGTAATCCTGCTTCTGTAACTGATAAAGTTATTGTTAATGGTCCATTAACAGCCAATGGTAAAGTTACTTTTAATGCAAACGTAATTATTGGTGGTGTTAGTAACGTACTTACTGCTACAGCAACAACTCTTGATATAGATCCTTCTTCTACATTAACAATCGGAACTACATCTACTACTGCAACTACCATTGGTCGCGCCGGCAGAACTACAACTGTAAATGGTACTTTGTCTGCTGGAAATCGTCTGAATGTAACTAATAGATTTATTGTATCAGGTAATACTGTACTTGGTGCAGCTACAAAAAAGACTGTAATTAATGGTATATTAAGTTCTAACGGCAACTTAACTGTTGCAGGCAATACAACACTTGGTGGTACTCTTAGGACAGTCGCGACAGGTGGGCTACTTGCCCATACTGGTCGTCAAACAATCAGCCAAAACTTGTATGTCTCAGGTAATACTGTTCTTGGTAGTCCAACAAACGTATCTGAACGCACAACTATAAATGGTACATTATTTGCCAATTCAAATTTAACTGTATCTGGTAATACGGTTCTTGGTTCTGCTGTCACAAATACACTAACCCTAACTGGTAATACAATAGCTATCACACCTGATGTGCTAAACTTTAGCAGCGGTAAGCTATTCATTCAGAAAAATGCAAGTCGTGTTGGTGTAAATACCGTAACTCCAAATACAACATTCGACGTTGCGGGTATAATTAGATCATCGAATGGTGGATTTAGATATCCTGATGGTGCTACAACCGCCGCGCCTTTGTATGTGTATGATTCTGCGGGAACGCAGCTATATCCATAATATTAATATGAGAGGTGATTAAAATGCTTGGTTTGTTATTTGCTGCCACTATGATGGCAACAACTTTGATTACTGGAATTGCTAATGCTCAATCTTTAAATCTTGATAGACCTTTTAGGATTGTTGTGCCATTTAATGCTGGTGGATATGCGGATGCTTTAGCTAGAGTGATTGCCAATGGCTTGTCACAAAATATTAGACAATCTGTTGTTGTTGAAAATAGGCCAGGAGGATTTGTGGCTGTTGGTGCTCAATATGTAATGAATCAGCCAGCAGATGGTCATACTATTATGCTTACAGGTAATGGTATGACGGCCGTCAAAAGATTTAATTCTAATATAACTATTGATCTTCATAGAGAATTTTCTGTAACAAATATCATAGTAAAATCACCTTTAGTGACAGTCATTTCTAGAGAAACTGGTATATCTAATGCCAGACAAATGATAGATTCTATTAGACAATTTCCAGAAAGATATTCTTTTGCATCGATGTCAGGTGGCGGAATACCGGGAATGGGTGCTATACTTTTTCTTAATTCTATTCAAGGTAAAATGCTTAATATTCCATATTCTGGTTTATCTCCAGCCATGATAGATTTACAAGCAAATAGAATATCAATGATGTTTGTTGAAATACCATCAGCAAGACAATTGGTTGATAATGGCAATATTCCAATACTTGTGAGTTCCTCATCTAGAATTTCATCTTTTCCTGATACTCCAACCTGGAGAGAGTCTAATATTGATTCTGAATTTTATGCATTTCAAGCATTTTGGGTAAGATCAAATACTCCTAGATATATCAGACAAGAGCTTAATAGAATATTAACTATCACTGTAAATTCAGAAAATACAAGAAGACGTCTCATTCAAATGGGATTAGATGAAAAAGATATAATCAATAATACTCTTGAAGAACATGAATCTTTTATCAATAATGAGATCAATATTTGGTCTCCAAGATGATAAAATATAAATATACCACAAGTTTAACAATAGGAGCGTATCGTAATGTCTCTTGATTCTATACGTGACGCAGTAGATAGCCTTCGTATTGGCAATCCAGTAGAATTTTCTCAGACCATCAAAAGCATCTTGATGGATAAACTGGTTAATCGAATGGATGTTGAAAAGGTTAGCGTCGCTTCGCAAATGTTCGGTGATGTTGCTCCTGATGCACAATCATCGGAGGCGACAAATGGCGAAGACTCTTAAAGATATTAGAGAAAAGGCGCTTCGCCTACGTGAAGGCGCTGGCGCATATGTCGCCACCGTTCAAGCTAAGAAGCGCACATATCGTTCTGATACTTCGGTAGATGACGATGAATCTGGTTCTCTTGAACCTAAAGCTGCTGGTGAAAAGGCCTTCAAGGCCATGCATACATCCAGCACAACAGACTTTGGTGACCAAGACAATAATAAGAATCAGGCCGATACTAAAACACGTATCAATCATCGTGCAGGTGATGAACCTAAAATTGGTGAGCGTCAAAAGGTCACTCAGGGAACTTCAACTGTGAAAGGACCTGAGCTAGGTTCTTACACAAAACAGACACCAACAAATTATGCTGATAAGCGCGGTGGCGAGACATCACCAGTTCGCACTTCACCATCAGCGGTTACTCCGTTTGCCGAAAAGACACCTAGAGTATCAATCAAGCAATTCCGTGAATCAATGCAATTTGGAATTCTTCGCATTGTAGAATCTCGCATTGGTGGCCGCGTAATTTTTGAAGATGGTCATGTTGATGTAGCTGATACAATCGCTGAAAAGCTAGCTGAAGTTTATTCACTGCTTGAAGATGAAAATGCTAAGAAATTTATTGAGATTGGTTCATCTAGCGCAGAAGGTCTCCGCGAGCTAATCGATTTTGCATTTAGCATTGACGCCCAGGAGTCAGAAGATGGCCATTGATCGCGTAGTCAATAAAGGAATCAAAGGTGGTTATGTCACCGGCATTTTTTCTGCCGGTGGATATATCGCTCTAAACAGTTCCAATGCTGTTGTGGCTGCTAACTCAGCAGGTGAAACAGTTCAAGAAATGGCTATTTCAGTCGTATCTTGGGCGGCTGCAAATGGTGTAACATTCAATATCAAGCGCGGCGCCAACAATGTATTAAATCTTGCATTAAATGGCACAATGGATTTTCAAGCGGCTGGTATTGGTCTTGAGACAGGCGGCGAAGCTTCAGCAAATGTTGTAGTGACTAGAGCAGGCACTGGTCCTGCTTCCTTGGTAATTAAACTACACAAACGACCGGTAATTGCCGGTGGTTCATCTTACTAAGGAATAACTTCAATGAAACTCATATGCGAAGTCAATGAAGAATTGAAAGTTATCACCGAAGCTAATGAGCGCGGTGGTCGCAGTTATTTCATCGAAGGCGTGTTTATGCAGGCCGAACAGAAAAACCGCAATAACCGTTCATATCCAAAGCATATTATGGCGCGCGAAGTTAATCGATATGTTGATGAACATATCAAACAAAATCGTGCTTATGGTGAGCTTGGTCATCCATCAGGACCGACCATCAATCTTGAGCGTGTATCTCATATGATCAAAGAATTGCGCGAAGATGGTAATAATTATATCGGTCGTGCCAAGATCATGGATACACCATACGGTAATATTGTCAAGAATCTTATGGATGAAGGTGCTCGTCTTGGGGTATCTACTCGTGGTATGGGTTCTTTAAAGGAACGCAATGGTTGCATGGAAGTTCAAGATGACTTTCATCTAGCAACAGCTGCGGATATTGTCGCCGACCCTTCGGCTCCAGACGCATTTGTGCATGGCGTTATGGAAGGTAAAGAATGGGTTTGGGATAACGGCATTCTAAAAGAAGTCGATATTGCAGGCTATAAAAATCGTATCAATGAAGCCGCTCGCTCACGTCGCACCGAAACAGAAGTGCTAGGTGTATTCCGCGATTTCATTTCAAAGCTTTAATAACCACATTTTTATAAATATCACAAGATCATCATCTAAGTCCCAAGGGAGACAGGAAATGAACGAAAGAAAGCAGATCGACGAGGTGGATGCCACTGGCGCTCACGTTCCCGATGCAGTTGGTAACAAAGTTACA